GAGAACCTTCCTTTGCCAGGGGTAAAGCTTGAGCCCGAATATCTCTTCTGCGAATCGATCAAGATGGACTATGCTCTCGTCAAAGTTGTCTTTCTTCTCTGCCATTATACGTAGACCACTTTACCTCCGTGCCTGGTGATAAAGTCTATGTTTGCTCTCTCCGGTTCGTGATAAACACTGGCTTCGTGCATTGCTATATTCAGTGCCCCTTTTCTGGCGAGATGATAGTACATAACTTTTGCCAAAAACCTTTCATCACTACCGTAAGCATTCCAGGTGTTCCCGAATCCGTTTGGATGCCCGGCACATGGTTGATTGTATTCGTTCTTGGGTTCTATGACGGTCAAACAGTTGCAGCAGTAATCCCAGAACCGGGCGATAGCATTGCTTACGTTGAAGGTGACATCCTTGGGATCGTAAGACCAAGCACCCCCACCGATCGGCGTGTACTTTTTAGCCAACGTGATTCCGCACACGTTAAAGACATCTGTCTTTCTTCCATAGAACAGGGGCGCAACTGGGAAATGATTTTTCAGCAAACCCCAATGGGCCGTCCACAAATCATCAATATCTAGCTGAACAGCTCGCTCGCACCTTCGACCACCCAGCACATCAGTTAGCAGCAACCTCCAATACATACCTGTGTTGCCAAGGCTGGGCCTCTTCATCACATGCACGTTTACCCGGTCACAATCTAATGACCAGTCATCCGCTACTAAGTCTGCCAGGGACGGGTCAACGAATAACTCGACAGCCACATCGTCCCTCAGACGCTTTAGGTCTTTGACGTTTTCTACTAAGCCGGCCAAATACCGAGTTTTAAATTTGTCCCCATCGTTTTTGGCCAAGCCGGTCAGCGATTTGGTGTCAACATCGTAGAGGCTTACAGGTATGACGTACTCGGCCCCATTGTTTCGTATGATACTGTGATCGATCTCCAGCAGATCGAGAAACTCGTCATGGACGATGCAGTGGCTTTCAAGCCAATCTATAGTCAGCTCGGGATTGTAACGGTGAATGGGCTCACTGCACCTCATATCCGCTCGAGTAACACCAATCCGCTTAGGTGTTCGAGGTAGCAGACCTGTCTGACTTCGTCTCTGTAGTTATTGCAAATGTCCTCGACCGCAAACTTGACCTCCTCCCCGTGATAGTCATCGATCAGTATGTGCTTACACTCAGCCCGGATAGCCAGCAACGTGTCCTGGTAGCATCCTCGGTAGTCGTGCATAGCATCGACAAAACAAAGGTCCGCTTCAGGGATGGACTCGACTTGTCGCAGATCGCACATCTCCAAGTTGTATTTCTCAAAACTGTTTGCTTGGAACATGGACTTCATGATCACTACCGGATCCCAGGGCTCGCCTTGTTCGTTTGTAGTGGGTCCATAGGAGTCGTAGCCAACGTAACTCGCTTTCCAGTCAACGCCCGTAAGCATTGCATTTGTGCCGGGCCCATGTGAGCTCCCAAGCTCGACAATGCTTTCAGGCTCGAGAAGTGCGGTGGCATTTTTAAGAACTCTGTACTTGTGAATGAAAGCCTCTCTGTGACCCTCGTAATACGAGGCATCATAACTGTTAAACACCGAGTGCTCCTTAGCCGGCACCCAGGTATCAGCCTGGGATTTCTCAGCAACCTTTTTGGCGAAATCTTTAGTAACCATATTTTGTTCCCTTGAAGGTCTCGCGGATCACATCGACGTAACCATCCACCATTCGTTTGTACGTAAACTGCCTGGCCTGACGGTATGACTTCTGCCCCTTCTTGATCAGCATCTCACGGTTCGTGACTATGTCCCGCATGACAGCCGCACAATGCATCACGTCTGGCTCGGCCCATAGGCCCATGCCCTCGTAGGAGTCCGTAGCAGAGACTAGCTTGTAGTCCACCGGAAAGCTCATCTCCTGTGTGATGTGATCGCTGAAACCAAAGAAAATTGGCAGCACACTCGGCCGCCCACACGCCGCTGCCTCGGCCGGCATCAGCCCCCATCCCTCTCCTTTACTCATGCAGACGTATACGTCGATCGACTTATACCAGTCCGCGAGCTTGTCCTTCGGCCAGGTGCCCTGGTCAATCGCGATCCTTGAATCTGAGAAGCCGGGAAGGGGATCTTTCGGGTAACACTTGATCCTAAGCTCGACCGGCTCATTGCCTCGAGGAAATGCCTCCTGGAAGGCCTCCACAACCTCGTCAAAGCCTTTGCGAGGCCATCCATGCTTGGAGATGCCTGACGTGCCAAAAACCACGTAGGGGCGCTCCTTGGGCTTGGAAGGTTGGAAGGCATCCACATCGATGCCGAAAGGCACCTGGTGCATAGGTGCGGTCACTCCCTGGCCGGATAGCGCGATGATATTACTCATCGAAGGAATGATGACGCTTTTGCACACATTGAGATTTCTGATCCACGGATCAGGGATCCGAGTAGTCTCCCACATGGTTGAATAAATCGTGCGCTGGGGATCGTCCGGCAAATACTTGGGAGGGTAGATCACCAGAGTGGGAGCATCGATGGTAGGCTGCCTAGCGAGCCGGGAATCGTACTTCTCAGGGATGCGTCGGGTCCAGGCATCCTGATTCATCGGGATGATGCACAACTCATACCCACGCTCAAGCAGTCCATCGATGATAATCCGCGAGTGAAAATCGTAGCTGGAATTGTCTCCTATCTGACCTCGTATAATTAATCTCATTCCATCTCTCCCCGGAGGCTTCTTGGGTCGTATGTCAATTCCTAGAAAATGAAATAAAAGGCTCGCCATCGTCCTCGTCATCCGGGCCGGATTCTTCCGGCTCATTCAAAAGCTCTGTAGCATTCTCTAAAAGCTCATCAACTAACTCCGCGACATGGTTGGCTATCAGGCGCTCAGTGTCGTCTGGATCCCCAAATGAAGTCATCTTCCGGCTCATAGTTAACTCACCATCCGGGGACAGGTTGATCGATACAGTGCATTTGATCACATGGGCTATTTAAGGGGGGGATATAAACTTACAAAGCATTGAAATACCGATTCCGTACGCGTGAGAAAAAAGGGGGTGGGGGTATTCGAATGGCGGCTTGGATTATGGGGCCCCTACCCATCGTTATAAAATCATGTACAAAATCGTGTACAATTATGTGTCCTCTTGTTGATTATCAACGACTTGTGCATCCAGAACAGGAGACTGTGAATCTACTGCTCGCCTCGCCTGGTGAAGCTTATCGAAAATTGCATGACCGTGTGCGTGAGTGATTGAGCCACTCTGTACTAGGTTCTTTTGCGGCGCATAATCGTCTGGATGAACTCTCTCTAATAAATCCAGTGCCAGCCTCGGATGTTTGCTCATGCCCTGATAAACGTAGTTCAGCAGCATCATCTTGTTGATACTCCGCGCTTTCTCTACTGATTCGGCGAAGTCAGGATGTCTCTGCTTCCATCGGCTGATCTCTTCTGCGCTGCAATGGATCAGCGGCGCGGCTGCCTTCTGCTTGAATCCGAGAGCGATTGCCCGGAGGAAAACGAGCACATTATCTCGAGTGTATTTGTCTTGTTGGCGCAATTTCCTGTTGCCATTTGTGACAGCTATCGCTGACGGTGGACAGATCTCCTCAATCTCGTCCTGGTAAGGCGCCAAGGCCTCTTCCATGCCAGTGACCTGGTCTGGGTTCACGGAGTTCTTAGGAGCGATCTGAGGAACTTGAGCAGCTTTCTTACGAGGCATAGCTTTAATCGTACGAGGATGCGTTCTAACGCGTTTTAATTGGCGAGTAGATAGAAGTGTACAGAGAGAGGGTAAACGAGCTTAGGGCTTAAGCTGCTTCGCTATGGATTTCTTCCAGATTTCCATGTAAGCCTGGCCCTTATTGTGAGGATCATCGACTGGCACCACGATCCAGTCTACTCCCCGGCTGTCGAGATCCTTGGCTAGGTTCTCAATCATCCAAGCCTCAGACTCGGCATCGTACCGGTAGGTCAGAGCTCGGTAGCCTTTAGCTCGAGCCACGGCCGGAGCGAGCACCTGGCGCTCGATGCCTATGATCTCGATAGGTTTCATTTGGTTCTGAAGCTATAGTCTTTTGATTTTAGGTACACCACTTTGCTTCCGTTTCTCGCCATTCGGCTGGCGATGCGTACATCGACTTGGGCTATCTCTCCGGCTGATTTGTTCGAGGTGATGATCGTCCATCGCTTGTCTCGAGCCCCGAGCAGATTGTGTAATTTCTCGGTTGACCAGTCCGACTGTCTCTCTGCCAAAACATCATCGAGCACCAGGTAAGGCCATCGTGCCATGTCTCTAAACTTCTCGTAGTTTCCACGGTCTCTAAGCTCCTCGATGTACTGGGGCCAGTAGATCCATTGAGGTGAGTAATCGGCCTTGTTGTCCCAGTTAGGCCGAGTCCTGAGCCAATCCCAGAGGCGCCGGGCTACGTGCGTCTTACCCACTCCACTGTTGCCGAGGAGCGATAGCCAACGAGGTCTGTCTTCATGCTCGACCGATAGCGCCCACTGTGAGGCTGCTACGATCATGCGCTCAACATCCTCATCGACTGGGTCGATCTTAAACCACTTTGCCCAGACCTTCGTATTGATCGGCCTGTCCTGAGTTTGCGGTGCCTTCGTTTCGATCTGGTTGCCGAAAAGATCCGTTGTGATTTGTTGTGCGCTTTTTGTCATCGGTCCATGGAGAGTTTTGAATGATATGCCACCATCTCACTGGTGTTTTGTTTTTGTTCAGCCAAAGGTTTTGGCCTTGATAGTAGTTATAGAAGTCGATTGCTCGTTGCTCGGGGATGCTGCGCGAAGCGCAGAAGGCCTTTATTTCGTCCAGGCTTGGAGGCTGTTTTGCGTCTGCCTTTAATAAGTCTTTATCTTTAGCTTTAGATATAGATATAGAATGCTTCGCGTTTGCTTCGCGTTTGCTTAAGCAGTCGTTAACGTTTGCTTCGCTTTTGCTTAACGTTTGCTTCGCTTTTGCTTTAGCGCGTGCTTGGCCGGATGCTTTACCTCCAGCTCTCCCGGCGGCCGCTTTGGCTGCTGCGTAAGCGTTGTACTCCTCGGCCTCTCTTGTCATGCGGTCGCAGATTATCGACACAGATTCATCGTCAAACCTAACCTGACACGCCTGGGCATCCTTGATTTCCTGAAGCAAAGCTTTAGCTTTTCCCGGCTGCACTCGCAGAGCTCGGCACAGGTGAGCCATGCTGCACTCAAGCTTTCCGGGAGAGGGTTGGGATGCCAGGAGGCAAAGGATGCGGATCCACGCTCCCTCTGCCTCCAGGCTTAGAAACATCGCGCCTGATAGCCATGCGTCTGGATAAAAGCGGATGTACTTCATGATCAGTAGTCGTAGACGGTGCCGCCTTGTGCAGCCCAGTTTTCCTTAAGAGCATCGACGCCTTTTTCCTTCAAGATGCAGTGCATCTCCTCGGCCGCTCTGACAGCCTCAGTCCGAACATCAACCAACTCTTTTGCGTCAGTGTAAGTCACCCCGCTATGACTCTTGGTCCATGGGCCTCGCACCGGCTGATCTTTCACCCAGTGCGGATTGTTTTCGTTCCTCGATACATCCCGGAATAGGCAGATGATCTGAGTGTTTGCTGAGTGGTGCGTGAAACATGCGTTGACGTATTTATCTCCAACCTCAAGGAGGTAGCTTTTGTTTAGTCTAATTTTCGGTGTTTCCATTTTGGTTATCTTTGTGTTTTTCGATTTCGATTTGGTATGCGTTTTGGAGCGACTCGTAAGTCGCGGTGAAATGCGGGTCTCGGTTAAGCCAGTTCGTCGCGGTCTTACGTCCATGTGTGACGTTACTACGCTGCATGTTGAAAAGTTTGCTGATTTGATCATCGGTACATCCGGCGATATCGTGCAACAGCATCATCAGCGCATAACGCGCATAGAGAATGTGCTTGAATCGCCGCTTAGAGGTTAATTCGTCTTCAGAGGTGCCCCAGAGCTCCTGGGCTAATTGTTTCGCTTTCTCGATTCGCCACCTCATCGGCGGCAATACGTATTTGGTTGATGAAGTTTGTGGTTCCGTCATTTGTGAAGTCTCGGTCTGCATTTATTTGATTAATCATTGTTTCGCTTATGTGGTTATCGTTGTCCGTAAATTTGCCCGTAAGCCTCCATACCAATCCTCCCTCGGCATGGACCCAATCGGCTTCGTATGGAAATCTCAAATCGTCTATGATTAGGTGCTCATAAAAGGGTTGCATCTCATGCCAGTCAGATGCCAGGGCCTCGACCCAAATGTCCTCACCGTATCGTTCCTTGTATGCCTGGCCCACTGCCTGGTACACCGGTCGCAGAAGCTTCTTCTCATCGGCATCATGCGGGTCGTATGGTCCAAAAATCTTCTCGACCTCTTTCTTGATGCGGTAGGCAAAGCTCAAGATCTTGGTCTCTCCCTGAAGCACCTCCTGTAGCACCTTTGCGGCTGTTGATTTGCCGCTCAGTTTTTTACCTGTAAGTGCAATTATCATTCTTAATTAAGCCGGGGATGGGAGTATCCAACAGCACCACCCCCGGCTTGTTTGTCATGCGCTAACCCATTTTTAGATTAGCTTGTTTTTGTTTGCTTGTTTCCCCATCAGCACTCGCTGACAGAAATTAGTTGGGGCCGGCTAGATCGCCCCTGATAAATGAGAACAAAGAGCTCTTGGAGGTGATCTCGATCCACTCACCATTGTCTTCACGCCAGGTCACGACCCAGTGATCAACTCCGGCTCGCTTGGCATCTGCTTTGGCTTGTGCAATTGCCTTACGCAAATCGAGCCTGTTAACGCGCTTGACCTCCCAGTGAATTGGAAGGTCTTTGCAGACAACATCCGGCTGCTGAGATCCGTCCGAGCCTTTGCCGCTATATTGGCAGCCACGGTGGGCCTCGTAGCCTTCGGCTCTCAGTTCGTCACGCCACTCTCTCTCTCCGCGCTCCCCTTTGTCCCTTGAGTTAACCATGTCAGAATCCCGGTCCTGGTAAGGCCTCGACGTTGGAGGGAGTTGCGGCGCCTGACTGCTTTGGGGCGGCGCCATCCTCCACTACCTGACTGATAGAAACGGATAAATGCTTTTCACCATCATCGCTGGTGTTAAGCCACCCAGCATACTGAATCTTGTCGCCGGCGCGGAGGGTTACATCCTGTGTGACTTCGACGGACCCGTTACCATACTGGGGCCGGTTACTGTTTGGATCTTCCGGGTTCTTGAAGAGTCTTCCGTTTGCGAACTTGTTATACTTTTTCATTTTTTGATTTACGTAACACAGTTATGGGTTTGCCTGGCGTGATGTAATCTCCCTTGAGCTCCTCGCCAGTGCGGATCTCATGGAGAGCTTTGAGTTTAGATAGATCGACTTTGCAACAATCGAGAATATCATTAATGGTGTAACTGCCCTTTAAAGCTTCCCAGGCGGCATTGGGATCGACTTTAGAAGCACCGGGCCTGGTGTATACCTGGTAGCCTTCAACGCCGGCGCCAGAATCGATCTTCTCCTTCAGAGCTGCATCGACTCGCCTCTTCATTCCCGCTATGAAATCAAGATCAGGCTTAAGCTCCTTGAGCATTTCAATGTCATCGAATGCATGATCCCAATCAGTCATCCACGCTCGCTTGAGCCTGTGCTGCACCTCCTCGCATGAGTCGTAGCGTGAGCACCAATTGCATTGCGGACCTTTGGCTCGGCCGCCAAACGCAATGTGATTCATCAATCGTCTTACAGTGTAATACACTTCGTCGCGAGAAAAGAAGTAGGAGACGACTTGGCGCCGGTCCCAGTAGAGAAAGTGGCACTTAGCCTCCAGCAGCTCTGGATCTTTACTCATGATCGCATAGGCATACCCAACAAGCTGCACCCATTGGTAATCATTACCCTGGCCGGATTTGCAATCCACCACATGGATTGTCGAACCTTCCTGAAAGACTGCATCTGCGTAGCCAAAGTAATCCGGCTCATCAGACTCAAGGTACTCCTCATAATCTACGCTCGCGCCCTCACTGAGTTCATCAAGCTGATCGACAGCCCACTGAGCGTTGGCTAACTCAGTTACGTCTGCTGCTTCGAGGTCAAGCTCTTCACTTTCGGTGCCAAGCTTCTCGAACAGATCGTGAATCCTGGTGCCTCTCTGGGCCGCCTCAGAGCTTTCTGAGCTCGGGGCATAGTCAGCGCATACCCACAAGCCTGGCCACTTAGAACAGCCAAATGGATGATGAGGTCTGCTCATGCTAGGTTCCCAAATTCGTCGTCGTCAGCTTTTTGAACTGGCGCCTTCTTGACAGTTCTTTTGGTAGGCTTCTTTGGAGCACTCGCGGCATTTCCATCGTCGTCCTCCCCGGCAATACCGAGAATGGATTGCAATGCGTAGCGCCTCGCATATGAGATAGCCGATCCAATTTTCTGTACGTTAGCATCACAAGGAAGCCTGAGGTCGTGCTGAATGTTTTGGCCGGAGTTGTGGCTGATGCACGTCTTGACTACAACCGTTCCGTTCTCGCACGTCGGCCACTGGCTCACTGAGAGTCCATGTTTGTTCATCACCTTCACCGGGCCCGTCAGGATCTCTTCGAGCCGAATGTAATTTGATTTGAAATGCGGATTGTAGCCCTTCTTCTCTGGCGATTTCATCTCGAGTTGCGCCCGGGACATTGCGGTCCAGAATTCGCTCGAGGCATTCCTTGAACCTTGGCTTGTGCTGCTTGTACTTGTCTCTGGATCTTGTGTTTCCATGATAATCGTTGATTGCGTTTCGTATTGAATAGGTTGTTCGATTTAAATTTTTGGCTAGGTAGTGGATTGCTGCTGGACCCATGACTGGGACCAAAGTCTCAATGATAGCCCATCTAGCGTAGACTGCGCGTTCACTCCTGTTTGCTGACGTGATCATGTTCTGAGGTAAATCGAATGCCTCCGAGGCTGCCAGAATTGTCAAGTCGAACCGGTCCTGGAGCCACAAGCTCTGTAGAATTTTTGTGATATTCATAGTCGCTAAGTATTCGTTTTAGGGTCATGTGTGGTAGTTCGCCCAAATCTGCTAGGCTTCTCAATCTTTTTAGGGTTTTAGTTGGTATTTTCATTTAAGGTGAAAATATCTTACACTGTAATACGTTGATTCGCTAACGATTGTGCCAAATAAAAACAAAAACAGTTGTATAACTTTGATTGTCATATAAATTTTAACCGGATGTTGTGAGGTACCTATTACAATATTCACCCTATTTTCTAACGTGAGCAACGATCAACGAGACCCGGATAAACAACTTGTGAGCCTATGGGTTCCTAGTGAACTTAAGGCTGAAATAGCTGCATTGGCGGCGGAGGAGGGACGCAACATGTCCGGGATGGTAGAGCGTATCATCCGACAGCACCTTACCAAAAGAGGCTTGGACAAAGACCGTCCAAGGGCCGAAAAGGGTTGATTTTTTTACCCTTACAGTGCAATCAATCGACAGCCTTTCGCATCTAAACTGCAATGCAGCTTGGTGCGTTTGGAGATACCCAATCGCTGGGTATCGAATGAAGATCGGCCGCTAGGATGTACCTAGCGCCTTTTTTGTTTGGGGCGTATACCTCCGAGATCTCGCTGCCCTGGCACCATCCCAGGTAATGAATCGTGGGCCATCCTCCGGCGAGCACGTATCTCAGATCTCGATCCAGATGGCATTCCGTCACGATTAGCTTGTTGGTCTTAGTCCACTTGATCTCTATGTCAGGAGGACAGTCTGGGGTTCCGCACAAGCCAAACAATTCGCCGTTTCCGATAGCCAAATTGAAGCCCATCTCAGCCAGCCATGAGACAGCTCTCATCGCGATAGAATCCTCGAGAGGCTTGGACTCGCAGATGTTCCCGTTCGACGACTTCCAGTGATTGGCCCGGTGATGAGCGGAGGCCGTGAACGCTCGAGAGGCTTGGAGGAGTGTCGGAGTGAAGGTCATAAAAAAAAGGAGGGAAGCCTGAGCCTCCCTCCGATTTACCTAGTCTATGAATAACACGCTATGATCAGTAACGAATAACCATGACCATGTAATACAATGTAATACATTAAGTCAAGATGCCAATCGTCACGGATTTCTTCTCGGTGAGATCTGCGTAGTACTTTGAAGTGATCTCGGGCCCGGCATGGCCGAGATACTTCTGAGCCGCAAACAATCCGAGCTGAGTTGCTACATTGGCACCAAAGTATTTTCTGAGCTCATGACAGCTCTTGTGACCCTTTAAGCCAGCGTCCCGGATGATCTTGGCTACCGCATTACATGCATGGGCATACCGAGCAGTTGGATTGCCGCCGGGAATGATGTAGTCGTCTGGCTGAACCCGCTGGGCTTTTCCAACGCGACTGAAAACAGTGACAGCCTTACGGAACGATCTAATGTGGGCTACCTGGTCCGGGCTCAGAGGCACCTCCCTGGAGCGCCCAGACTTGGTAGAGAAATCATCCTCGCTCTGCACAAGGAGCGAATCCTCGGTGAGCCAACTCCACCTGGCACATGCAGCCTCGTTGCGCCTGAGACCGCAATGAAGCTGGAGGTAGTATGCGAGGTAGGCAGCCGGGTTTGAGTCCTTCAGTTTTTCGCATCGCTTGATGATTACTTTGAAGGTGTCGATCTTGTCCTTGACCGTGTACTGAGTGTCGTCAACTGCTTTGGGTAAGGGCTTGGACTGCCAGGCAGTGAGAGAGGCCGGCAGATCGAACTTGTAGCTGTCGATGAATCGCCGGCTGAAAAGCGATCTTACATTTTTAATGTGCGAGTTGGCAGTGCGGATAGCTGTCTGCCGTGCTTTGTTTTCTTTGCCGGCCAGGCGGCGCTGGTAGAAAAGCTCGAATGCCTCCGGGCTGAATGCCTCAGACAAGTTTGAGTGCTCATTGCATCGAGTCTCTCGGAGATAGATTCTCAGGTGCGAGCTCACCACCTTTGCCCTGGTCCTCGACCGCACGTGGAGCGCGTTTGCAGTCCAGTGCAGAATCACGTCAATTACACGTGGAGTAGGGGAGTCTGACTGTACATTTTCGGTCTCCTGTTTTTGCTGGGGTTTTTCACAAATTTGTACACGATCGTGTACAGTTTCGTGCACAGAATCGTGCACAGTTTTATGTACAATCCCTAGTTTCGTAAGTAGCTTGTATTCAGCGACTTGTGATGCTGCGGACTTAGAGGTTTCGCCGGTAGAAACTACGTATTCTTTGCCATCGACGATTTTCTTCCCGTACCATTTTTTGCCTCTTTTGAAGAGGGTTAGTGTTTTCTTCATGTCTGTAAGTAGTTGGTTATTCGTTACTTACACAACCGAGAAAGCATGGGGAAAGTTGGTACCCCGAGTAGGACTCGAACCTACAACCAATTGATTAAGAGTCAAAAGGTTACGCTTACTCGATCGCGTACTTATAGAGTACTTATTTGCGCGATATCGTCAAGAGATATCGAAAAAATTCACATTGAATCAGGGCACAAAAAAACCGGGGATGAACCCCGGCTTCTGCTTTGAAATTGATTGAAGACTTACTCGGAATCTTCCGGCTCAGAAGTCTCACTCATGGCTTCGTTGACCGCACTGACGATACCCAACATTGAGTTGCCTTTGAGGATACCTCCACTGTTGTAGTACATGCCATCATCCTTGGCTTGTTGGTTAAGGTAAGCAATTCTTTCTGCCTTGGGCATATCCTCAAACTTCTTCTGGTCATTCATTTCTTAGCCTTCTTCTTTACTGCTTCTTTCGCCGCCTTGATCTCGGCCTTCCTGGCGCGTTTGCGCTTGGCACTGATCCATGGTGCGTTCTCTTCAAACGCTTGGCGATCGAAGATCTCTTTGGATCGTACGACTTTCTCTTTTCGGCGCAACTCTTTTCGGATTGGGATTTTTGCGATTAGACGCTTGAGCTCCTTTTTAATTACATCTCCCTCCTTGTAGGTCAGGTCTCCATTCATCACGGCGATGTCAACCGGGGTCGTCATCTCGCTCACGAAATCCCCCCTCTTGGACTTAGACCCAAGGGACTCTTGGTTGCCGATCATCTCCCGACTCCTGGCCGGGAGGTCCAGCTTCTGATCGACCGGCCCAGCACCCTGGGACTCCACCTTTTCGACAGCTTTCGATACTTGGCGCCTGGCAAAGTTCATCACGTTCCGAGCGAGCTCACTGCTTCCAGGGTTCCTGGTGATCGGGTTTTCATCCGATCTCTTGAACGTGTCGTACAGGATTGCTTCAAGCTGATACTCAGGCACGTTGTGATCCTTCATGATCTTCTTAATCGTTTCCCTGTTCTTCTGAATCTGTACGTCCATGTCTCCCCCGTAATACTGATCGCCTATAAACATCCCCCCAGGAGTCTCGGTGTATCCGGTGAAGATGACATTGCCATCGTCGTCGGTCAGCTTCGACAGGTCCAGGTAGAACGCTGACCTCTGCTCCTCGTTCAGTGCTCGCGTGTCAAACTCGATCGCAGTTCCTGTGGGAACATTTTGAGCAACCTCCTCGAGGGTAGGCTTCCTGATGATGTTACCCTCCTCTTGATCCCATGCCCGGCTTAGTGCCTCCATCGTAACGCGAGTTGCAGTCGCATCGCCGGTCAAGGCAATGACCAGGTTGGGGCTAACGGCAACCCTACCATCCTGAGACAAGTAAGCTCCTCTGCCAGTCTTGATCGTGTCGATGCGAGCATCAATCCCGAGGCCATCAAAAATGCGCTGAAGTCCATCTACCAGTCCATCAGCAACAGCTTGGGTCATGGCAACAGCCCCAACTTTGTTGCTGGCTGCCTGGACCCGCTTTGCGTCCAAGGACGTACCGTCAGTAACCACTTCGATTGGGATTAGCTGCTCGGAGGTTTTGTCCCAGGTGTCCTGAATTGCATCGAGAGCATTCTTTGCTAGGGGATCAATGTTGGTCATCCAATCCTCCTTGGCGGCCATCTTCCTGATGGCTTCGATTGCTGGCTTAAGGCGATCCCCAAAACGTGTCAGATCTCTATTTTGCATGAGAGGGTTATCACGCTTCTCGATAGCCCAAATGATTTCCTGTGCGTTGCGAGCTTTGAGAATGTCTTTACCCAAGCTCGATGCGAGACCGAGCTGATTAAGTCGATCTGCAATCAGCCCATCAATCATCTGCTGCGCGTCATACACCGGACCACTTCCTCCTGGCGTTAAGCCGGCCTCGTCAGGCTTCTTGTAGTAGGACCACTCGGTATCTTCATCAAAGCCTTCAGCAACCCTCTCGGCCCATGACTCTGCATTCCAATCCCGGCGGCCATCGATGAGGAGACCTTTCGCATATTGATAGTCGAGCTCAGAGATTGAACGAGGGATGCGTTTGACAGCTTTGCCCTGGGCATTCATCACCACTGAGGGTGAGTCCTTGAGCGCCTTCTGAAACATCGGAGCACCGATCGTGGTTTTGACGCGATGCTTCTGAACAGACCACTGATACTCTTTTCCTTTTTTGCGATTCTTCAACGGGATGTATCCAGGTTGCGCGTAACCCTTCGAGGCCATGTCCCACATGTCTACGGTTGCGAGACCATCTAGAAATTTAATCACTTGAGTCTCGACTGATGGAGTCATTCTTCCACCTTTAACAAGCCCCAAGGTCCGGGCTGCCATGCCGCGCAATTTCTTTTGCTCTCGCGCTCTCTCAACCTTGGACAAGCTTTCATCTTTTCCAGCCATGTCGATGAGCTCTGCCAGGGAGTTGAGATAAAAGTTTCTCACCTTGTCGTCTGCTCCGATTGCATCTTTGGATAGCACGTCGAAGTGTTTGCCCATCTGCCAATCCTTGGCGGCCTTGGATGCCCCCAGTTGCCCGAGGCCCATACCAATCTTGTAGCCAGCCTGTTGACCTCGAGCGCCAAGTATTGATCGTGCGCTCTTGGTTGCATTGGCTTTTACATCTGTCCTCGGAGATCCCAGTGCCAGGAACCGGAGCATGAGCTCGGCTGTCCTGTAGACTTCCGGCTTACCTGTTCCGTCCATCGGAGCAATGTACCTAGCCAGCCCCAGGCCGGACTCAGCCATGTCGCTGTAGAAGTTGGCAGCCTCGACTGCAAAATCTGGATTCTCTTCGATGAGTGCTTCGATGCGTCTGACCTGTTGATCGACGATTGAGATGACCTCGGCGTACGAGTTAGGGACTCCGCTCACGCTACGATTCACAACGCCCAGGCGAGCCGGCAAAGCCACTGAACCTTCCACCGGGTTCTGCGGGTAGTCTGCAATGGACAGACCAACCTGGGTGCGTTTTTTGTCACCAACATCCATGGAGCGAAGATCACTCTCTCTTCCGGCTGCTGTCATCGATGCGTTGAGCTTAACTTGTTGATAACCTCCAGAGGTCAGTGGATGCCTGGTAGCAGTCGAAGGCACAACCGAATTGACCGCATCCAGTCTGCGAGTCTGAATGAGACGATCCCGATCCTCCGGGTTCATCAAATTGAGAAGCGCATTCTGTTTCGCCGCATTGTTCTTGAAGTCAATATCCTTGGCTTTGAAACCAAAGAACGCAGACAGCACATTCGCTTTCTGACGGGCAATCTGAGGGTCAGCATCCAAGCCTTTGGATAGGCCTATTTTTGGATCTGGATCCAGAGTGTTCTCCAGATACTTGACCAGATCAGTGCTGAAGTTTTCACGGACGATAGTCATGTCCTCCTGGCCTGAACCCCAGAGCTGGGTGATTCTTTCAGCCCTACCACCCTCGGACTTGTCAGTCATGATGCGCTGATATTTGTCAGCGATCCTACCGAGGTCGAGCGTATTGAATGTAAGGTTGCCAGCATTGGTGACCCTCATCGAAAACACTGCCACCTCACGCAAAGAGCTTCCGATCAAAGAGGAGTAGACTGCTTTCGGGTATGTTCGCTTTTTCTTTTCTCCAGACTTTGTTGTGACCTCCTTAGTGGTGAGCCTGGCATTGTAATCGAGTGTGATGATCTCGCCGGTCTTAGCCGATTCATTGATCATCGTGAGATGCTTGAGTAAGGCCGGAGGCATCGTGTACTTAGGTGCATTGCGAAGCTCCTTCATGACTACGTCCGGGATGTAGTCACCGTGAATCGTGTAGCCACCTTCACCGTCTTCCTCATACCTCACAGGAGTCATTCCATTCTTTGACTCGATGTGGTTGCGATGACCCATGAAGGCTTTGAGAAATACCTGACCTCGCTCCCTCTCTTTTTTGCGAAGCTCTTTCTGAGACTCCTCGAACAAGATGTTGCCGGATGAGTCGAACATGACGTTCCCGGCCTGGTCATGTTTAACCAGGAGAGAGCTCTCCAGGCTTTTAGCGAGCGCACTACCCTTCTTAATTTGCGTTCGCTTATAGACCTGACCACCGGGTTCGCTCTTGGGCTCGGCTTTTCTGAGTTGCCCATCAACTACCTCGAGCCTATTGGCCTCGTTGATAAGACCATTCATGGCCGCTTCAACATCCGGGCTATCGTAGGAGATCAGATCAGTGACGCTGCCTTCTTTGCGGTAACCTTGTTTGCTTAAGAGGCGATCGGTAGTTCCATTGATGATCGAAATCATGTTATTGATTCGACCAGAGAACCCTCGATGCAGCTTGGCTGCATTCTCTTCAAGTCCGGCGCGTTGAACGTAGAGTGGATCTTTGCTGGCAAAGAAAGCCTCGAAGGCATCCGCGACCACCTCTTCCTTCATCCTTACTTTTCGCCAGTAGTTTGTTTCGCTCTGAAGTGATTCTGGCTTTGCGTTCTTTGCGAGCTGTTCATCCTGGGCGACGATCTGATCTGCCAGAGCTCTGGTCTCTGGCTTTGATCGGAGATTGTTTATGTATTGGTCGTAGTAGAGGAGCAACTGGTCATCGCTTACCAAACCCTTGATGGCGGCATCCCCGTCTCTCCCTGGAGTGTCGAAAAGCACTGAGTGCAACTGTTCAAAAAACGGTTGGTAAATATCGAGAGAGTCGAGGCCGTGGGCCATCTCATGGATGGCAGTGGTCTCGGTCATCTTGTTGACGTTGACCAGTAGGATGGGCTTTGCTCCAGCCCGGCGCGTGTTTAAAATCTGTACACCTCGAGTGGCGCTGACCTGTTTGTCAGCATCAACATTTGTGGTGATGGTTTGATAATGCTCAGTGGCCGTGTCCAGGTCTAATGCCTGATCCACTCCGGCCTCCTGGAGGCTTCCGAATAGCTCCTTCTGGTTTTTACCGTCCCAGTAAATGACATCCATGAAGGTGTCACCAGTGGTGCCCCTCACTGCTGTCTTAGCCATTGCCTCGAATGCCGCGATTCTCGCGATGCCTTCCTCGGTGACTTCACCAGACTTCATGCGGTCACGGACGATTTGCTGCATGTCCTCTGGAAGCGTACTCATCCACCTGTCGGCCTCTGCCTTGATAGCGGATTTGTCCGTCCAGAATTTAGCGCCCCGACCAAACCCTCGAAGGCCGCCAAACAGTGCACCACCTCCGGCCACTGATCCCATCATCTCATCGTCCATGGTTAAGGCAGAGATAGCCAAGCCTCCCAGGGCACCTTGTGCTGCACCTGATGTAGTCTTAACCGAGACCCGTGCAATCGGAGTTGCCAAACGCAAAAGCGGAGACAGGAAGGGAACGTCTTGAAAAATCCTATGGCCTATAAAGTTGGCAGCAGATCTGATCTTGGGGCTGTTCGTAGCATCCCTGGCGATCCGCATGAAGATGTTTGACTGGCCCGTATCATCGAGAGCTCTGGTGATGGCCTTGGTGGTCCTGTTAATCGCATCAAGAGCATCTTTGATTTCTGGAACGCGCCTGGTGACAGCACCAACGATTGGAGCTGTCTGCGATTCTGCGGTGAAATTGTCCAGCTTTGAAGCGCCAGTTGCCATGGGCTCGACCGTATATTCTCTGGCCTTGTCCACAACATCTACAACCGGCTTTTTCATGGCTTTTGTTAACACCCTTCCGGTCGTCGTTGCGAACTGCATAGGTTCGACGATGGGGAAATATGACATGGCCTCTGCCAACTTTGTGGGCATTGCTGCTCGCACAACATTACGAAAATCTTGGGCCGCCAAGGCAGATTGCTCGCTTCTCTTAACTTCGCCAACCCCAAGAGGCGCCGAGTATGTTGCGCTTTTGTCGTCTCCAGTAAGGCCCGACAACGCCAAACCCAAATCCCCGATAGCTGTCTCTTTGCCCGATAGGTAATCCTCACGATCGGCCATCATGTTTTGGAGCTCTCTAAAACTTTGACGCACACGCTTCTTCTCCTCCTCCGGGCGATCTATGTAATCGACTTTCTCCCACTCAGGGTCAAAGCTTTGCCACCATGAACCCTTTGGTGCGACATTGCGGTACCCACTAAGCGAACGCTTCAACTCAATCATCTTAATAAGTATCCCCGTATCGTATGCAGCACGTGCCCCACCCTCAACAGCAGCCAGTCCAAAATCACCTGGCTTACCCTCTTTTAGCGATTCAATCCCTTCCCCGAGACCGGCACCGAGCTCACCAATAATAAATGGAATAGCTTCAGTCGCAGCAGTGGTCAGGCCCCCAAAATCAAAGTCCTTGTTGTTAGCGTATGAAAGGTAAGCATCAATTTGTTCATCTGTAAGGTCTCTGCTGGGATCTTCCCGGACTGCATAGTATAAGGTCTCAGGATCAGCCGGGTCGTACCGGTTGACAATCTGCTCAACAGGAATGCGCTCCTCGGTCACAGGAGCAGAGGCACTTTCAATCGCATCGAGTTGAATGCGTCCGGCTTCCTCCGCTCCACCACTGGCGCCAAGGATCTGATCAAGAGTCAATCTTTCAGCCATTAGTTTTTAGGGGATTGTTGGGGTTGGGTTGGATCTTTCTCGAGCGTCCTTGTGACCATGCTGTTCCCATTCCAGAAGGTATAGGTCTCGCCAATGTTTAGATCTCCTGATTGGATATCGGCGGCCATCTTTTTCTCCATTTGATCGACACTTAGGTAAGCAATCACCGGCGTGTTCCTCGCAGCAAAGGACGCATACTGAGCCGCATATCCCTTAACGTTTTTGGACTCTCCCACTAATCGCCTGACCTTGTTTCTTAGCGCGTTATGGATGAACACTTTTGTGACAGCCATAATCTTCTTATTTGACCCAGGGGAGTTGTCCAGGGAAGCAACTGTTGCTGCGTAGTTTTTAATGTCCTCGTTGGTTAACACGCCAACCTCTCCCATGATGCCTCGAGCATATTTAGGGATGAGCTGAGTTACAGCAGCTTTGAAAGCCTCAGACTCCATGCCGGCATCGGTTTGCAGAACCTCGTTAAGAGTTGCTACTGCGGGGCCAAGGAATTTTCCAGTGGGGAGATCAAGATCCTGTAGCCTGTCCTCCACATTGCGAGTCAACTCAATAGCCGCGAATGCGCCATCAAGCTCCTGGCCTTCAGCCACGCTTAGATCCTCACCTAATCCGGTAAGAGTCATTACGTCTGCAATGGGTTGACCATCTTTTATTGCCTGATCAACCAACCTCGAGACCTCCATCTTCTGTGCCGCTGATGCAGAAGCAGTCTTTAGCTGCTGCTGCTTTGCTAGCTCACCATTAAACAAAGCTCGAGCTTTTATAAACTCGTCAGGAGTTAATTTACCTTTTGTGGGATCCATGCCGACATCCTCGTAAGAAATCCCTTTTGCCATAATGTCTTTTTCCATCCGCATGAAGCGGCTTATCTCGAGCACCTCCTGTCTGTCCTTTGGATTGTCAATGCTGTAGGAAGTGCCCCGGTCTTGGTTAATCTCCCTGACCTGTTCCTTGAGCTTAAGCTTCTCTTTGTACTTAGCAGCCTGGTCATCCAAGATAGACTTATAGGCAGCCTTCTCGCGGAAGCTTTTATCGATCATGTTCAGATTCGCTAGGACTTTGGGGTCCTTGATCTGACTATAAGCGTGAGAGAACAGTGTTTCATACTCTTCAACATCCTCGAGCTTGTCGAAGTCGAACTGAGAGGCCTGGCTGTAGTAGTAGCCCAACACGGACTGACTGGTAGCCTGTTCCCGTTTGAGGCGTTGCTGCTCCCGGAGATCGCGTGTAGCTACCTTCTGCTTAGTTTTAGCTGCTGCCAGGTTGACCTTGTCGATTTTCTTCTGGCGTTTATCCAGCTTGGCTTGACGCTCCTCCTGGCGATCAGCTCGCTCCTCTTGGCGATCCGCTCTTTGATTGGCTTTGATCTGACTGTACAGATTCAGCCCGGCCATCCATCCCTGTTGGAAACTCATCGCCCACCTCCCAGGTATGCCATCATTCCTTTACCCGCACCACCACCTATGTTTTCAGCCAGCGCACCACCCAGGCCGGCTGTCGCCAAGCCTCCTACGGTCCCCAGCATCGTATTAAATGGATTCATCTCGGCTGCCTTAAATGCGTTCGTTGATTGTTGCTGATAAGATTGCATTGCAAATTGTTGACCCAGTGCCCCGGCGTTAGGGTTCAAGGTTGCGCCCTGTTGAATCCCCATGGGGTTGAATGCGGCGGCACCTTGTTGTGCGCCACTGATGGCACCAAACTGAGCAACCGGAGTTATGCCAGCCAGGAAGCTGGATGCGTTTGCCAAGCGTTGCTGCCTTAGACGTATCGCGGCATCGCCGACAGCAAATGCCTCGGCTGCTACGTTAGCATCACCAAAGACGTTGCCCCTGGCAGCCTGGCCTCCACGTATCCCTTGAGTGATTTGATTTCGCAATCCATCACCAAGCTCATACCCGGCCGCCAAATCGTCCTTGACCATCTCGCCCATGGCTTCGCGGATCTCAAACCCGGTAGGATCAGACTGTTTTAATTGCTCGAGAGATTGCCGAACGAAGTCCTCGCCAAACTCCTCCTGGATATCCAGTTGTGTTTGGGCAATGGTCCGAGCGGACTCTGCCATGAACTCAAGCTCCTGGCGTGACTGATCAATGTCACCGAACCCCGTGAAATCATAGGTCTTCTGCTCACCAGTGTCCGGGTCAGTAATTGTGACCGTAGTGCCCATCTTGGCAGCGGCCTCGATCTGCTTGATCAGTGGAAAGCTGTCTACTTCAGCCTTCACGCCGGCTGCTGTTGCGGCTGCTACGTCTGGTGGTTCTGGTGGTTTCGGTTTCGACATGTCATCAATCTCCTAAAGTCTTTGTATCTATAGCGCGTTAGCTTGAGCTGCCTGTGAGCCCAGTAAGTCAACTCTGGCGCGTCCCTGTTAATGTTTTGAAAGTTTGCAAATAGCGTGAGGTTGCCGTGCTCATGGGCACTGCATAGTTCATGTATGTAGACGTGTTTCCCAGTGGGCTCATTTTCCTTCCAAAAATGCGGAAGCACATCCCCATCAAATTCTTTAATCCTCCGATAGATGAGGAGACCCTTGATCTGTCCGTCTTCTGACGCGACGACAAGTGTCCCATTCCTGTGATGGAGGCATAGGTGCTGCCTAATCTCATCTTCCGTCCAATATGTGAATAAGTTTCCTCGGCCATTTTTCTTCGCAAATTCTATAACGTCCTCGATCGTCACAGTTGGCTTTCCATTGTCTCTACGAACGCGCCCAGGTTTACGTTCCTTAAGGCCATGTATCTTTGATCGCCCAAGGTTAACCCGGCTTGAGTAATTTGATTATCACTCGAGTTTACGATTCTTACCTGAAACTCTCTGCCTTGGTTGTTGCCAAGCAGACTCATGTTGTGACGAACCACTCCAGGCCGACCCAGGACATCAGGCAGAACAAAGTCCAACGTGAGATCGCCGGTGCCAGTGTCTACGAGGTTGCCGCTATCAAGGATGACTTCGTCTCCACCATCAGGAACAAGTGTGATGTTTACTCGGGCCTTGGATTTAAAAAACTCTACCTCCATGTGATCGCACGTTTTTGGAGATACGGGATCGTTGAAGGTCATTGCTCTCGTAAGGATCTCGAAGGGCACCGTGGTCTTTGTGCCGTTAAGATCATCTGCGTAGTCATCCGGCACCGTAGCGTCATTCTCAATGTGGTCGCGAAGCTGAACGATGTTGTTGTTGGTCTTATCTGCAAAGACCAGTGAGCGGCGATCGTTAAGCGGCTCCCAAATATCAAACTGGGTTGGCTTAAGCCCGGTCCACACGCCAGCCCATTGTTTGACCTCAGTGTTATAGACCAGGACAGTATTGTTCTCCGTGCTCGACCCTGTTGGAACAGCTAAGATGTAGCGGCCTCTCCAGTATGTTGCACAAGCCTTGTTAGCAGATCCCCAGTTTATGCTTTCGATCACGTCTTGGATCGGAAGGCTGATGGGATCACTAGTCGCCATCTGGTCCTGTTGGAATGCTCGCCCGAGTGTCCTTACGCCATCGCGTGAGAGGAACATGATATCGTCACCTACACGCACCGCACTCTTCTCGGCCAGGCAGCCCACCTTGTCACTGACAAGTTGAACAGTGAAGTTTGCGGGGTTGGTCACTGCTGGGTTGGCATCGACCACGTAAATCGAATTCTCTTTTAGCACTGCCAGCCGGAAGTCAGTGAAGGGAACAAGCGCACGGATAGCATCGCTATCACCTTTGCCAATGCGAATGGATGCTAGTGCTTCACTGTTGAATGCACTGTCTCCACTGGTTGTGTCAAAGGCATCAGACCCAGAATCAGCCGGATCATCATCACTGGCGTCAGTGGGAGTAGTCCCGCCGATCTCTGGTAGGATCTGTGAGACGTGAAGAGTGTCTATGCCGGTTGCACAGAATAACCGGAAGCGATGAGCTGTAAGAGCTCTTGTGCTTTCCGGGCTGTCCGGGTCCGCAATCTCGACTGCTATATCATAGGATATGAGAGAGCTTACATCGTCCCAGATGCTGTTGCCGTCTGCGTCTACCAAGATGCCTTCATCGCCAAGCTTCCTTACTGCCAGAATGTCTCCGCTGCCATCACTGAAGTAAACCACCCCAGCGATCTCTGTGACCGAGCAATTCTTTGGGTCCGCATTGGGATCGTAATTGCCAACGATATGTGCGTTGTCGATTAGCTTCCCGGAAGCAGTAACACTGTGAAGGTAGATGTGCCCATCCGCAAAAATCATGATGCCATAATCCCACGTGCTGATGCGTAGGGTTATGATTGCGTGAATCGTCGTGTAGGTGGTCGCATCGATGCGGTGACAGCCCCGGCGGGATCGGGTAATGCCATTTACCCCGAGCTCCACGTTCTCGAGCTTAGAGGCGATTGTGGCGGCCAGGGTTGCAGACCGTCCGTACGTATTGACTCCAGTGATTAGTGGCTGGCTGTCAAATACGAGGGGATCATCTGTTCTGTCATTGTAATAAATTGGCATCGCTTAAAATCCAAAGTCAGAACGATCGAAGTCTCCCAGGGTGTTTGGCTGGAGCACAGAGACAGCAGCCGACTGGCCACGTTCAATGTCCCTGGTAACAGTGAGCAAAGATGAAGCCTCCTGGAACTTAATCTGCGCCTTCCCAAACTGACGCCCACGCTCAAGCATGTCACCTTCCACAAAAGCTATCAGGGCATTGTCAATACCTCTGATCATGGGCTCATCATTATCGTTCCTCAGAGGCCTGATGCGCTTCTTACCGATTACGATTACCGAGACAGTTTCACCGTCTACGTATTCCGGCTTAAGGTTGAGCCTGACACGACAGAGGCTATAGCGGGTCTCTTCAGCCGGGATGACCTCAGTGGCTGCTCCGTTACTGAACTGCACCTCACCAACCGTCACAGGCTTGGACGCATAGTGGACCTCGTCAAACTCAACGGATCCGTAATGGTTATTTGCAGTGAGCGCCAGGGACTCATTAACCGGGCGCTGATTTCTAGTGCCCTTGAAGTAGACAGCCTTACCCGCATCGCTCGCATCTGTGTAAGCTTTAAGCTGCATTTTGAATGGCTCACTGGATGTTGGCTTGGAAATCGCCTGGGGCTCCATCTCGGTAAACGCGACAGGGTCACCAACCGATAGCAAAGTGTCTGGCTGAGTCTGCGCCAGGGATTGCAAATCGCGACATGACAGGAGCTCACTATCGTAGACGATGTTGATGGGTCGCGCTACGGCATAAGGCAGAGTGAACGTCTGAAGGTATTCACTCGAGGTGATATCGGAAGTGTAAGGGTTAGTGTCAGTCGTATCCCTGGTCTGAAGCGTGAAGTCCGTTATGATGATGCTGTCCTTCCAGAGACCGGTGTCATAAACCATTTCGTGACGCTGCCTCACAAAGTCCTTCGCAATCGCAATGGAAGATGAATCGGTCTTACCGATTTTGGCACAAACGAAATTGGCTATCGAGGAAAGTGTCATTTTGCCCTACCTAACTAGCTATAGAGAGTGAGACGGATGCTGTGATTTCAGCAACCTGAGTATCGGACCTGAATGATATTCCTGTAGTCGTTCTTGAATACTCCGAAAAAGCGGTACCAGTTGAAGTGAACGTCATGGTCTTAGATATGGGTACCGAATTGGTAAACGTAAAATTAATAAACATGTAACCGGTGCCGCCGCCACCAACGTTTCGCGTACTTGAATAAGATGCAATGTTAATGCTGCTGTCACCGATAGTTGTGACGCCACCACTTCGCGTAACAGTGCCCCGAGCTAAATAAGAAGAAGTGCCCGACCCGCTAACAAGTTCGCTTTTAGCAATCTTCTTAACGGTGCCAGTACTTGTATCGTAAACCAGAAGCACGTCATCGTCTGCGACTGTTGTGCTGTCCAATGCGGTTAGATCGTTAACGCTGGAAAGGGTTGCCGTCTGCAAATTTGCCTGAGTGATTTTCTTGGCGTTGCCCCCATCGATGATTAAGTGCTCGTCTGGTCCGGCAACATCAGAAGCAGCTAGCGTGTCGAGGCCCGACACTGCCTTGAAGAGGTTCTGTAGCTGAAGGCTTTTGTTTACACCGTCCTTCTCTTTAACAAGAACCATGTCCTCGGCGCCGGGGCTCGCCAGGTCACTGTGACCACTAATCATTGCAGTGTTCACGCCACTGCTATCAACCGTTCCCCATTCAGCCAGGTTGCTGGACCCAACTTTAAGTATAGTCCCAGCGGCGCCAAGAGAGAGCTCCTGGAATGCCCCTCCAGTTCCGCTCTGAATTATGGTTCCGCTAGATCCACTGGACGCATTGCTGAGAGCTGTCAGAGCAACAGTGTTCGAGCTAAGACTGGCGCCTGACACTGCACCCGCTGCCAAATGATTGCTGCTGATAGCATTGTCTGCAATCATGGCGCCCGTTATTGCGTCATTGTTTAGAGTAGCATTGTCCACCAAGTTGTTTAGCTTGGCGGCAGTTACGGTGTCACCGTCACTGAAAGTATGTCCTTTGCTTATTGCTCCCATCAGATCAAATCTAAGAGTTTGCGGATGATGCCAAAGGTGCCTTTGACTTTCTGGTCCTTGATGATGCCTTTGAGCATGGGTTTGTAATCCACGTTGTGTTTGGCGAGCTCCTCTTTAAATATATTGCCGGCATCCAAGGCGCTGATACATGCGAGCCGATACTGTCTGCCTCGGATTGCCGCACCGATCGCCAGGGCACTTGTGAGCACAAATGTAATCAGGCCTCCCAAGGGAATGCCCAGGTCTTGTGGGAGCTCGGCCACTCTTTGTGCCTGGGAACGAACCACCCAGTTCGTGGACTTGGTCACCATGCTGACCGGACCAAGTGGAGTGTCCACCGTGTTGGTGCGTGTAGTTACAACCGGCTCATGCACCCGGTCGCTGAGTTTTTCCCACTGAGCGCACCCGCTAAAGGTGACAATCAATCCGGCAAGAAATGCAATTTCAATCCAACGTTTCATCAGTATCTTTCTTTTTGTTTGCGTAGTCGCGAGCTGCACTCATGCACTTGATAACCGTGTAAGTCAGCGTCGCCAGTGCTATGCATATTCGCAGCACTGAATCCAGTTGTGTCGTGGTTACGGTCACGCCCAGTAAAGCAACCCCTCCTACTTTTGCGTGATCGAACCACGTGTCCACTTACCCACCTACTAAGCCCAAACCCTCGCGGGTGTTGCTGGTGTCGGATCTACAGCGTAGCCAGCGAGTGCCTCGCCATCCTCACCCTCAAGCGCACGAACATTGACGTGGTAACCGTCCACATACGTTGGTGCGGTCAGCTCGTTACCTTCCTCGTCGTAGCTACCTTCTGTAGCTACAACCAACGGCAGCACATCGATGTTGCGGTAATTCTGCCTCTGCTCGGTTTCGGTGACCACAGGGCTCTCCGGATCGCTGTTATCCCAAGCCACTGGCACTTCGGTGTAGAGCACTGAGTCAGCCTCGGCTTTGTCAGCAAACTTCAAATAATAATCGGTGAACATATCAATTGTGATGTAATCTATGGTTGTTAGGAGGTCAGAGCTTGGAGGTTGGTGTCAGTCAGTGCCTCGGAGTAGACTGCAAGCCGCTTGATGGTTGAGTTAAGCTGGTAGTTGCCCTCCAGCTCACCCACCCACAAAGTGTCAATTCCAACCGGAACTTTACCGCTCGTGTCACTGACAACCGTTCCTCCGTTCATCGAAGCAGCTATGTTGTCCAGCTCATATCGACACGCTAGCTTGTAGCCTGTGCCGACCGTAGCAGTGCCGGCGTTTAGATAAGCTTGGTCGCCGTCTGGTGTTAGTAAGTAAACTCTCACCGACGTGTCTGTAACGCCCCCATTGTTGACGCCAGCCGTGAAAAAATTATTGGACGCTGGTCCGTTTAAACCGAACGCTAGTTGAATGTCTGGCGTTGCGCTCGCCACGCCACCCGTCTCGCAGACAATAGTTCCCACACCCTCGCTGAAGCCGGGAATGTCTGCGGTAGCCACACTGAGCTGGTCGCTGGCTCTCGTCGTAGTGCTGCCCGAATTGCTTTTGATGTAGCTACTCGCAAAGCTGGAAGCCTCATTCTGAAAACCCCAAACAATCAACCCGTCATAATCATTCCCAGTCGTGTTGGGAAAACGGGCATCTGAAGCTGAGTCAATGTCTGTCACTATGACAGTCGCCTCACTGCCAGACGCAGTGGCTGTGGCGGTTAATGAGACGCGGTAAAAGCCATTTCCAACCGCCTCAATCGTGCCTGTCGCTGAAGACCCAGCAGACACGGCACCATCACCCGATAGTGTGTAGTTTGCGTATGCGGTTGTGCCGAAATTTGCGGTGGGAAAAACTAACTGGCAGAAACCGTTACCGGCGGCTTTAACAAAAACTGAGCCTGTGTAAGTTGTGCCGCTCGAATAAGTGCATGTGTTGGCGTAAAAATAACGATTTGCGGGAGTTGAATTTGGAACCATCAAACTGGCTGTCAGGGTTCCGTCTGGCGCTATAGCCGCGTTGGCTGTCGAGCCGTGATTGTTGACCGTCCACTGGGTCGAGTCTTCCGAGTAAGTGACCAGCGATGTGCTTTGCCCCTCGATGAGACATCCCAAACTCGTACCCTCTGACTGACCGTCAGTTGGGTCGTATTCAAATCTAGCAGCTCCAGCCGTAGCAACTGACTTGAGCGTGGGTGCATACTCACGGTGAATTTGGGTTGTGGTTTCACTCAGCACCGTCTGTCCAGTAGTGGACAAATTGGCTCCCCAAATCAGAATGTCTGCCGTGTCTGCATTGGTTGGGCTTTGGCCCCCTCGGAGCCGGACCCCATACGTGATGTTTCCAAAACTGTTTGCCGTGACCGTAAACTTTTGCCAGCTCCCAGTGATTGTTACAGCCACCCCCGGTCCCGCTGGACTTAGAATCTGCGCGGCATAGCTGCTGGTCCCGTCCGTCGACTTCATCCAGACAGCAAACGTGGTTGAGGTGCCGCTGGCTACATTGTGGGTTTGGTAGTAACGAGCGTAATCGCTACTGCTTGTGTTTCCGTTCAGGTCAAGTTGGACACGCGTTGCTTGGCTCGCAGTGCCATCTGGGGATGCTGCGTGATTGGCTGTTACAACTGGCACCAAGGCCGCACCGCTACTGTCACCCGTCCAATTAGCTGTCCCAGTCTTTGAATCAAGCAGTAAATTCTCACTGCTTAGGTGTTTTTCATTACTCCAGAAGTGAACAGCAGAAGCAGCAGCTTTGGTCGCATCAATCGGCGAGTCCGCGCGACTGAACGTCATGTTCGGTGGAATGCGCCCAGAATTGGAAGCATCGAACATGAAGCTGGGGCGTTGAGCGGGGAAATTTTGGCTGTAGGCCATAGGTTATGCCTCGGTTGGGGTTTCGTCAGCAGTACCGGCTGATGCTCCATCAGTTGCTTCAGCAGCATCAGCGGCTTGCTTGTCAGCCCAATCAGCTTTGACTTGGTCTGTGAATACAGCCGCTGCCATCGCTTGGATGTTCTCATCACAGCCGCTGGTGTCCGAATCGGGGTGTAACACCATCCGATGAAAGCTCGCACTTTGTTCAACACCGTCCTCAACGAATGCCACACGCTGACGGCACTGAATTGCGAACGGTGGGAGGTATTCTGCTTTATCGCAGTATGTCTTCTTCTCAATCATAATTGTTTAGTAGGTCTGTCCCGACATCCAGCCGGGGTAAATTGGTTATGCGGATAGATAGGTGATGTTAATGTGCAATTCTTCGTTACCACTAAAGTCTTGGCCTGTGGTTCCAGCGCCCAAGCTGGTGCCGTCCGTCGAACAAATGTAAGCAGTCGAACCAGCATTTGGCACAAACACTCCGTACGTGTTTACGTTGCTTGCTGCGGCAGAAATTAAGACGGTTCCAGCGGTTCTGTTGCCGGTGGCACTGCCAACAGTAAACGGCAGATTTAGATAAACATATGAGCCGACTGGGCTGCTAACTGCGGAGACTGCGATTTTGCCCGTGACGCTCACGAGGTTACCGACTTTGACGTATCGCAACGTATTGGTTGAGCTGTCTACGGTGATTGTGCCGCTACCGCTTGGCGTCAAAGTAGCGGTGAGGCTTCCAGATTCGTAATCGTCCAGCAGACCACCGTTAGCTACTGGGGTTCCTGAGCCTTCAGCAACTGACCCGAAATCTATGCCTGTTGAGTTGGCGACTAGGTTGCCTGATGAGTTGATTGTCCAGCGGTTGCTTCCAGCTGTTCCGAAAACTAAATTGTCATTCGAATGCTGGCAGACGATATAGGACCTGTATCGAGCATTTCCGCTCGTTCCGTCGGCAAAATAAATAGCACCCTCTCCCGAAGTTCCCGACCGAATTGTCAGCCCCGAGTCACCTCCAAGCCCGTCGTTCGCTATGACGAGATTATCCGCGCTACTGTGATATGAACCGGGTGTTATGCCCGCTTGTCCAATTCGCCCAGAGCTGTCGATGCGGACACGCTCGGCTGTTGAACCAGCAGTTGCGGTTTCGAAAACAATTGCACCGTCGTCCTTGTTGGTAGTGTCGCTGCCCGTCTTCAGGGCTATTTTGGCAACCGTTGTTCCGTCCCAGTCTGATATGATTTGGCCAATAGCCGTATCTGCGCCCGTGCGATTTGCCTCTAGCTTTAGGTTGGCCGCAGAGTTACCGCCAGAATCGCAATGAAGTAAGACGTTCGGCGAGGTTGTCCCGATGCCGACATTGTTGCCTAGCGGGTTGAGGACCAGAGGCTGGCTGTTCATTGACTGGACCCACTTGTAGCCGCCGCCCTGATAGTCACCCAACGCTAAGCCTCCCACTGCACTGCTCGGTGCGTAGTCAGTGTCGATTGTCAGCACACCGTTGACATCAACTTTGGTACTTGGGCTAGGCTGGCCAAAGCCCGTGTTGCCCGATGAGTCCACCACGAGGTGCTTATTGTTGCCCCCGTAGCTCAGCTGCATAACGTCAGCGTCTTGGTCGTAGCTGACTAGGCCCTTGGTCGTGCCAGCATCGATTTGAAACTGTATCTGCGTGTTGCGGCTTGCGGAATCGTTGTCACTATCAGAGCGGAGTGTCAGTGTGCAGTTGTCTTCGTCCGCAATCTCAACGCTGCCGTCGATTTTGTCAGAAATTGACACAGTACCCATAGCCACTGAGTCAGCGTCTGCATAGGCTAGGCTGCCCAAGTGTAAATTTAAGGGGGTCTGATTAGGTTGGCTACCAACCTCCGGTATTTCTAAAGTGGTGCCCAGGTTCTCTTTTGAAATCTTCCTGGTGCCCGAGGTGTTACCATCTACCGGGATGAAGTCGTCAGTGCCCAGTGATGTTGCCTCGGTCGATAGATCTTTGATTCGTATATTACTCATAGTTCAGTCCAAGTGATAAGCTGTTTCCGTTAGAGTCGATTAACCTGTCTCCAGCCGAGGTTCCCAGGAAGAACATGTTGGCAGCACGTACCCCGCTGGATGCCGTCAACAAAAGCATGACTATGTAATCCATCTTATTCGTGTATGGCTAAGAGTGTGCCGGAAGTGAGCTGAATGCTGGTTGCTCCGATCGGAATAAACTGTCCGGCCTGGAGGGTGACGCCTGACCAGTTAGTTCCGGCGCTATCTTTGATTGAGCACGTTACCGAGTTGAAGACCACGTCCGTAACCGCATACACGAAGTTAAACTTCCCCGTGTGCGCTGACGTGTTCCTAATTAAAAGCCCCTCGGCTTGTATCTGCATGTTCATAAATTCCAGGCCTTCTTGATTTGTTTTTTGCTATACTTAGAGCGCCATCCTTTTTGCTCGGCCTTGTAGTAGCCGGACTTGATGCCATCCCTCTGATCTGGGGCCTTGGCACCGGTGTTTACGTTAAATCCTATCGGGCGCGATACCCGCTTCCACTCTTCACCATCTTCATCAATCCATACGCTGATATCGCTCGGCACAATGCGCTCTATCTCGATGCCGTCTTTGCTAAAGATGTATGTGGGCATGTTAAAAGAGGGGGGAGCGTTAACTCCCCCCATGATTATTACATTCCAGATGCTTCTAGCATCGCCATCATACCTTCACGATCGAGCTCGCCGCCACCAGGTGCTTTGGCTTCTGGATCGCCGCCCAAATCAACTCCGTTGGCTTTCACAGCGTAGATACTGACAGTACCTTCGTTCATGCCTTCAACAGTGCCCTCAATCGTCACTGAAACGGTGTCGCCCTGTGTAGGCATGACAGCCTCTTCACCATCCATTAACTGGACAGCCTCTGTTGGTATTTCGATGACAAATGGCATGACTATTATGCTCCGTATCCGGTCTTGGAGTACACACGTGCAACGTGCAATGGCTGAAGCGTCTTGGCTGCATATAGAGCCTTAAAGCCAACGCGAGTTTTCTGATTGAGCGGATCGCTCTTATCGGCTCCAGAAGTGATAGTCACGCTAGGAGCAAATGGAGACTGAGAGCTCAATGACGGAACCCCGTAAGCCTGGTCGCCAAACACAATCGAACCGTAAGCAGTTCCAGCCGCATTGTAGGTGTATTGAGATCCGGTCACCAAACGGTGAGGTACGGAAGTCTCAACGAACCGAATCCCGTGCAATCGACCAACTTCACCACGCAAACGAGCATCAGGCTCGGCGTAATGATGAGCGTTAATCCACTCGCTATCGTTCATCAGATCGCGGCTAACTTGAGGTCCAATCACACCAACATAGTACCCGTCAATCTGAGATGCGTTATTAATCTTCAAACCAGTAGCAGCATCCAAGAAGTCGAGTGCGTCAGCGTTGCCAATGTCAGCAAATGTCCAGTTAGTTGCAGTGCCGGAGAACACGTCACCAGCAGTAGACCCAACATTGCTGAACACTTCGTTTCGGATAATCTCGTCAAGCTTCAGAGCGGCGTCACGGCCGATCCTTAAGGTTGCTTGTTCCACGTTGTTAAACAACTCAAGAGCAGTCAGGAGATCAGTGATATCGATCACCTGTCCGTACTGAGCGAGGTCAGCACTGACAGACTCAAGTTGCAGAACATTTGCGGTTGGAGTAGTTCCCTCAGTGAGGCTGGATACGTTAGAGGCGGCGCCTTTAGCGTATCGGAAAAACTTCATCGTGAGATCGCCACCACTCTTTTCCGGGAGAGCTTGTTTGGAAGCGAATTGTGAAAGGACTAGATTGTCCTCGATAGTGCGAAGGAGTTCGCGTGAGAAGTAGTCTTGAAGACTGTTCTTTACATCACCGGCACCTGTACCGGTTGCTGTTGTTAATGTGCTATCTGCTGCCATTTTATAATTTCTAGTTGTCGGCTTGGCTTACCATCTTAAGAAGCGCATCTCGTTGATCCTCTCTGCTCATACGATTAAAGCTTTGAGGTGATGGCCTCTTTGCGACATCGCCGCCACCGAGGTTCATTTTCTTTTTTAGTTTTTCGAGCTCACTTTTGAGCCCTTTGTTCTCTTGTTTAACTCTATCCAGCGCCTGGGCATCCAGATACATCTGGGCTACCTCGACACTGTCTCGGAATCCACCGGGATACATTTGCAACGCCGGCTTGTTCTCGAGCAAATACTTGACTGCCTTGTGAAGTTCTGACTCTGGATTCTTTAAATCCGGGTTGGCTTCACTTAGCTCTGCGACAGACGTTTGCCACTCCTTCTTAAACTTCTCCGTTTCTAGAGTTTTGTTGGCGTTTGACTTTTTATTGCGAGCCTCCTCGGCCATCGCTTCCGCTTGTTCAGCGAGCTCTGGCTCACCTTCATCTCTGAAGTTCTGAGCCACTGCCTCGTAAGTCTCAGGCGAATATTCTTCGCCAGCCTTTACCAACTCCTCTGCTACGTTTATGCGCTCGCTATTGAGCTTTTCACGATCCGCTTCTAATAGCCTTTTTTGCTCTTGGAATTTTTCTTTTTCTTCTTCGAGCTTTTTCCAGGCTTTTGCTTGGCGGGCTTCGCCTTTCCGTAGTTTTTCATATCGGCTTTCAACCTTTGATTCTTCCTCTGAATCCGGCTGCTTAGTTTCTTCCGGTTTGACTTTTTCGTCTGCTTGAACCTCTTCGCTGGCAGCAGTTGGTTCCTCTGCTGATGTTGGAGACTCTTCCACTTTAGAGGTTGGCGATTCCTCCGCTTCTTCGCCGGCGAGCATGGCTAGCATGTCCTCGCGATTCATGGGTTCGTCCATATTACTCGTCGTCACTTATCAGGAGGCCATTCTGGACCAAGGTATCGAGACAGCCTATGCCATCTCTGAATCCTGATGAGTATCCGACATTAAATTCTGCCTTGTCGGCTCCTCTGTCTATAGATGCTAAACTCTGCTTAACTATCCATGAGAAAATTACCGATTTTAACTTAACCCCCAGTGGGCTGGCTAAGAAGTTCTGGAGCGCCTGGGCTTCCTCCTTCGTCCAATTGGGGTTCTCCACCTTGGGAAGCTGCCTGTTCAGGCGGCACAGCGTTTTGGCTAGCTTGATTAACTGCATTAGAAAGTTCCTGGACCTCGGCTGCTAACTGCCTGGCCGCCTTGGAATCCTGTTCCGCAAAGGCTGCCATATGTTGGGCAATGTGTTCCTGGATCCTTTGCAACTCCACGGGATCTGCCTGGGCGCCCTGGCCGGCCTTAAGCGCCATGTAATCCAGCATAGTACGTACGTGGGTTGGATGATCGTCGGTTGGCTTAACAGCAGCCGGGAAGCCGATCTTCATTACCGAGAGTTCGATTGCCTGTTCCTCGGCCTGATCTGCTGCCTTGGTGTTAGGATCGGTTAAGAGTCGCTTAACCAGTCCAGAGTCATCAGCCTCCAGGACACTTCGCCTGAGTTCTAGCTGATTAATGAACGGATCCTGAGAAAACATCTGCATCCGGCCTATAGCCTTCTGGTAGTGCCACTGCTTGTTGACCCCATCAGCAGACCCGGAAGGAGTAATGTTATACTGTGAATGAATCGCTTCCTGGGGCACCTGTTGCAGCGTGTCCAGGTAGAAGTAATTAAGTGAGGTGCTGTCGTATTGTGTAAGCAGTGACCAGCATTGCTCATAAAGATCGGACAAGAACATACGGAAAGTCCGCATACGTAGGTCTGCGCTCTGCGAGAAAAGATTTCCGATCGCGTTAACCTCTGTTGCTGTTCTTCTATCAGTCCGATCCAAACTCTGAGCGATGCCGAAATCTGGAGTCGATACTCTCTGCTGCGCGAGCTCCCGGTACAGGACCATGTGCTGGTCGAAGCTGATAGGAGGACTCGGCATGGGGATGGGCTGGATATCCTCTGGGAGGATTTGCCCTGGCACAAATCGAAGATTGCTAGTGTTAGGCAGACTCCGGCTGGACCTAAACAAGGGCCGATTGTACAGACTCATACAATCGTTCTTTTCGTTTAAGAGCTTTGTCAATGCAGTCTCGAAGACTGCTACCTGTTCGACGACCCCACGTGGGCTATACCATCCCGGATCCTTGATCTCGTAAGCAAAAGACGTAAACGGAGGATGGCCGTGATCGAACGGAATCTCCATCGAAGGCCTTACAGGCGTTGACGGGTCAGAAGGGCTATAAGTGTGAACCGTCCAGGTGCCGTCATCGTTCTGGACGTAAGTCTCCCAGACAATGATCTGGCGCTCGTAACCCTCCGTGATACCTTCACGAATGTCCTCGCTGCCTCGGCGTGTATTATCTCCGGCTGTCTCATTGTTGCCGCCGGTGATCCTGGCAATGAAGTCCTCGTCTTGGTTAAAGCTTGTCTGCCTTCTGTAGCTTTCGGGCGTGTATTGTTGAACGTGCGTGAACCGATCAGCCGATTTGAGATCTTTACAGGTGCCCGGCACGATCAAGTGCATAGGATCGACACTCTCGAACCTGAGACCATTCTTTTCAAAGTCGTATGTGGTCTTAAGTATGCCGCGACCACTCACCAACATTGCGTCGATGGCGCTGATAATCTCAGTCTGAAGATTGCTGGCTTGTTTCAGCTTGTAATCAAACCACTGAGAGGCTGCTGTAGTTACAGCAGTGTTCTGGTCTCTGAGAGACACGAATGTCGCCACCACGTCCAGGGCAAACAACTGCTGCACGTAGTAAGGCTTAAGGTTAGAAATAATCGTGTCGGAAAGAGGGAAATGCGCGTCACTAGCACCGGGCCATGGCTTTGATTTGCGCCTGACTCCGTGGTGCCTGAGATCGTAGAAAAGTTGCTGCCTGGTCTCCCAGAGGGAGCGATCGCGGAGATCGTCCAGGGTTAAGCTATAAAGCTCATCGTACATTTAGCTGACCTTGGCCTCTGCGCGGAAGCCGGTCATGTACTATTTTTCCGATTTTAACCGCAATGAAATCCCTTGTCAGCGTGGCTGATTACATCCGGTATTTCGACCCCATCGAACATCTCCTCGATGCTGGGTCTTACGTATTCCTCGAGGTAGTCATGATCCGCACCCATGGCCACTGCCAGGCATAGCGCATCAGCCCTATCCGGGCTGCTTAACCCTCGAGCCTTCATCTCTCCTTTGGCCTCGAGCTCAAGCTTCCCGGCCTTGTTCGCCCTGGCGCGGCGTGAGGTCATCTGAGCCATGAGCACCTCGTCATCTGGCAGTATGAGCTCGCCCCTCTCAATCAGACGTGCGGTCTCATACCACATTTCAGCGGAGCGATTGACGAAGGACTCTGGGTCTCGAGCTCGGGCTCCAAAGTTTACCCGGTTAACATCCCATCCGGCTTCGCTCAGTGCGTCTGCCATCGGGCGCCCCAGGCCGCCCTCATCGCAGTAGATGTTTTCTGGCTCGAGTCCGGCTTTTCGAAATTCTATGACGAACTTAGAAACAGCAGCCATGGTGTTTTTATCGACCCAGGACAGAAGCTTGGTAATCTTGTTCCCCTCGCGGACGCATAGCACGTTCTCATCCGACCCGGCTGCAAAGTCTACACCGGCTACAGGGACAGTCTTCTCGAAAGCCGGAGGACTCTGAAGACACTTTTGATAGGCATCGTAACTTACCAGCAGACTCTCGTCTGAGGTAGCCATGAACTCTCCGTAAATCATCGAGCGGATGAGCGGATGATCTTCGCCCCATCGCTTGATCTGCGAGTCAATCCATGACTGCTGAATGTGTGGGCAATCGAACGAGGTGACAGTGTGCGTGGAGTAAAGGTCCGAGTGGCGCGAGAAGATGCGATAGAACTCTCCAGAGTTCCCGCCAGGCGAGCTCATGACCAGGATGCGGTTGGGCTGGCACCGTTCCACGGCCTGATAGATCGCATCCTTAACGGACTTGGCCTCGTCAATGATGATCATCAGGTTCTCCGCATGGAACCCCTCGAAGCGCCCCGGATCGTCTGTGCTGAAACCAACGATCCTAGAATTCAATGCCGGAACCCGCAAATCAGTCTGGTTGATCTCAACTCCGAGCCCATCAACCTTCTGTGAAAGTGTGCGGATAGTAGGCCAAAGCTGTTCCTTCACTTGGCGATACACCCCAGAGGTTGTCACGCATACGGAATCGGGAAACATCAGCGAATGCCAGAGCGCCGAGGGAGCAGCCACCATGGCTGTCTTCCCGGATCCATTGGCCGCTTTGAGAGCAACCCGCGAGCCGGGT